CGTCGTCAAGACGATAACGATCTCAATAGAGGTGAAGCCGTATGAGCAGGAAGGTTGACATCAAGGTGTCGTTCAGCATCGACGACAGCCCTTACCGGACAATCATCGAGAAGGAAGTCGAGCTGGACGACACCGTCAAGGGATTCCCGGAATTAGTGAGGGAGGCTTTGAAAAGGACAAAAGACTTGATAGAGAGAAAATGAGGAGAAAACGTCATCACAAGAACACGCTTGAACGGATGAAACACGTGTGCGAGATAGTACAGCAGAACTACGAGCCGGGCGACCAAGCCAGATGCTATTACCGCGTCTGGCTTAAGTACGTCTATCCGGTCTATCCGATGGCCTACCGCACGATGCTGCGCTACATATCGACCAACATCAAGAAGGAAGAGCGTGAATGTGAAGACGAAAGACAGCTAAAACTATTCTGACATGAGAAAGAAAGAGATAATGACCGCTATACAGACGCGGCTCAAGACACAGGTTGCCGCCCTGAAATACATCGACAAGGACTGGGGGCAGCTTGACACCGAATATCCGGCAGTGAACTGGCCGTGCTGCCTCATCGACATCGAGAGCGTGGATTACGACGACGGACGCGCCGTGCAGGTGGCAAACGCCGTGGTGGTGCTGACCATCGCCAACCAGAGAACCGCCGCATCGAGTGCGGACGCTACGGCCACAGCGGTGGCGGAAGCCTATTCGACCGTTGACCTTGTCGAGACGATCGACACGGAGCTGCACCTGTTCACCAACGGCAACTTCGCGCCGCTTGTGCGGAGGTCTTTCAAGAGGATAGCGGCCACGACAGGATATGAGTGCTACCAGGTGACGTACCTGACGGCGTACAAGTGCAACTATCCGCCGAACACGGTGCTGGTGCAAGCCACGCCGGTAATCAACGCAGAGTTTGACGACTGACAGAAATAAAGAAAGCCTCCGAAAATCCGGGGGCTTTCTTTATTTCTGTCGGAGAACGGTGTTTGCGGCGCGTTCGACATTTTCCTTTATTATGTCTTCGACAATCTTACTCACTTCAGGCGCGTCGCCTATAAAACGCCTTTCCGGGATGGTAATCACGTCACCGACTTTCTTAAGCGCGAGCCATTTCCACTGCACGTCCTTTGTCTCGCCGTACTTGTACCAGAAAAATTTCTTCATCTTCGCCGTGACCCTTATCTTTCCGCCTTCGTTGTGGATTGCCGAGTAAGGCTCGGAACTGGTGAAGACGACGGCGTTTCCTTTCACGGTGGCACGAATGGAACGACGCAGCTTGCCTGACTGCATCAGCACCGAGCCACGGTTATTCTGGAACTTCCTCGGCGGCCATTTGTTGCTGAAGAAAGCCTTGCGCTCGAAGTTCCTGTCGAACTCATCGAGCAGCTCGACGCGGATGTCGGAGAGGATGTCGTTGATGAGTTGGTTTGCGTCCATGTTTTTTTTTGTAGTTTTGCGGAATTAAAATTAATGGTTGGATAACAGAAAACGCAATTCGTATGGAGACAATGAACAGTAATTTTCAGCAACTTGAAAAATCAATGACAACGGATCAGGAGATGGCCGGTGAAGTACGAGCCGAACAGACATCGTGGCTTCGCTACCTTGTAACGACAATTTCCGTATTATTCGGCATACTGGTCGCCCTTGGAGGAGGAAACTCTGGCAGTGGCGCAGCTCGTTGGCTTTTCGCGTCGGCAGCAACTCTTCTCGCACTGAGTATCCTTGCCCTGTCAGTATCTTTGTACTCTTCCTTATACTATCTTCGGCAAAAAAGGCGTTTGCACGCCGAAGAGACCAGAAGAGCTTACAGAGAGTGCCGTCGGAAGGATCCCATAGTGGTTTGCGAAAAAGCCGTGTTCGCAGTGTGCGAAGCAACCGGCTACATTTGTTTTTCGGCGGCGTTACTTGTCTTATGCGCATTCTTGTTTGTACGTTAGGGGACACACGGAACAATGGCTCGTCCGCCGCTCCGTTGACGGCTGTTTTTTCAAGCAACGGTACATAAGCTACCATCTGCGCCAGTCTCACCTCGCCGCCGTGTTTCCTGCCGAGTGCCTCGGCTCTTTCCTTTGCCTCCACCTCGCCGAGAGGTGTTTCCGTCGTGAATATCTCATCACCGAGGACTTCTGTTGTGAATTTAGTCATTTTTTTTCATTTTTTTTTCTTGCATGTTAAAAAAAAGATGTATTTTTGCAGTGTCGATTCTGCGGATTCGGCGGCCGGAGGCGGATTGTTGTTTATCAATGACCCGCCTATCGTATTTTTAAAAGTCAATATTATAAATTAAATTTCCATCCTTAATCCAAACTTCTTTCACAGAATATCCTTCTTTTATTTTTCCTTTGATTCTCTCCTTTATATAATCTACGCTGATTTGAGGTTTTTCTAAAATAAGTCTATCAGATTGAATTAATCCATGTTTAAGCATGTTTTTAATAGCTTTTTTAGGTTTATCACTTGTAAATCCCTCATGTTCATAGAATACACCATCTACCATGAAATCTGGACATTTACCGTGATATTGTGAGCCTTTCAAACTGCCATATATCTTAACATAATCGGGACAGAACTTGCCACCATCAAATTTTGGAGTTATCACAGCCTTTTTGCCGAGTTTTGCAAAATGGTCAGCTGCTTCTTTAATCCTGTCAAAATCCTCTTTGGCTCTATTGTACGCCTCATCATCCTTGAAGTTATTTCTGTCTGGTATGGCGTACGGATAAATATCCAGCGAGCCTCCATTGTCGTAAGTCTTAATGTTAATTTGCTTTAACTGTTCAGCACGTTCAAGGCACTTATGTATCGCTTTACAAGCTATGCATTTCTCATCATTTGGATTATAGCTAAATTTAAACTCACAGTTTCCGCAGCCCTTTGGGAAGTACGGATGCTTCGGTGGGAATATCTTCTCCTGCTTTCCGGGGTTGAAGCGGAATATCTTGCCCTTGTTGGTGCCGTCCTTGCCTATCTGTGTGGTGGCTCGTTCGCCGGCCTTGGCTGCCTCGGCGGGGTCGCTTTCGGGGTACTTGCCCCTGCGCACCTGCACGGCGGTGCAGCGGCAGCGCCATCCGTTGGGCGGATAGTACTCGTCCCAGAATTTGTCGGAAGGCGGCAGCGTGATGCCGTTGAGTGCGGCGTGTTCGGGGCGCACGCGGTCGTCGCCGGCGGTGCGGTATTGCAGGTCGTAGCGGTCGCCGTCCTTTTCGAGTTCCTTCCACTTCACCGCCATCTGCGACGATGCCACGGCGAACTCGTACTCCGCGGCGAGGTAGTTCCTGTTGTAGGTGCTGTCTATCGCCTCGACGTCCTGCCGGAACCTGTCGAACGGCTTGAAGCCGCCGTTTTCGTCCTTCAGCAGCATCGACGCCTCCTTCAGCTCGTGGTAGGTCTTGAAGCCCGAGAAGATGAAGACGTTCTCTTCGAGCGCGGCTGTCAGCTCCGGCGGTATCTCCCGGCTTATTGAAAGGTCTTTGAGCGGTGTTTGAAGGACGTTGAAAGTCTCTTCAACCAACGCGCGCGGCTCTTTCTCCGACAGCATCCCGGCGTTGAAATGCCTTTTTGCGTGCAGCCACTCGACCACCTTGGCGAATGCCTTGGACACGCCGTCGAACGTCCGCCCGCTGTCGGCGAGACGTGTGGGGCTTCCGCCGTAGAGGTTATGCAGAGCCTTGTGCAGCCCCTTGTAATAGGGGCTTATCCGAAAAAATCGTAGGCTCTCCCACGCAGCTCAGGCGGCAGCTCGGCAGACTTCGCGCCTGTGATGTTCATGCCGAAGGTGTCCTTCAGCCATTCGATGTCGAAGGCGTAGTACTGCGAAGCCTGGAACACCATCGCCCAGAGCTTCTCTGTATCGACGGCCTGTGCGAACTCGAAGCGGAGACCGGCGGGGATTATGCCGAGGCTTTCGAGTGCCGGGATGACGGTGTTGTTGAAGTTGAACTGGATCTTGCGCTTGTCGGCTTCGACCAACGCGTCGAGGAGATGCGAGGAGCTTTCCTCCTTCGAGCGGTTTCCGTTGATGGTGTCCTGGCCGATGACCGCGCCGACATTGAGCAGTGAGATATGCTCGTCGCACACGGAGATGAAATTGCGGTAGACGTCGCCGTTGGTGTCGGTGGCCTGTGCGAACTCGAACTCCTCCTCCGTGTCGATAATGAACCATGCGGCCGCGCCGATTTCCTTCATCATGGCTTCGGCACGGTTCAGCATGTTCGGGTCGGTGGTGTTGGTCTTCATCACGCGCGGAGGTATGCCGAATATCTCGCAGAGCTCCGACCAGCACGCGAGCGCGAACTTCTTCATCAGGACGTACGGCACGGCCTTGTTGAGGAGTCCGAGGTCACCCCTGCGTGGGTAGAACTCGATGACGAACCTCCCGAAGTCGGGGCGTTCGCGGTACGCCTCGCCCGTGCCGTTGACATCGGGGTAGAACATGCCTGTCTCGGGCGACACGTGCTTGCGCGGTATCAGTCCGACCGTCGGCCGTCCCTTGCAGTCGAAGCCGAACTCGCACAGTGAGTCGCCGTAGAAATCGGCGTGGATGATGTGTTCGGCGAGCGTGTCGTAAAGACCGAGGTCGGCGAGTGCCTTCGTGGCTTCCTCATCGATGGTGTCGCCTTTCTTGAGCGACCACGAGGCGGCCTGTGACTTGTCGATGCGCAGCCCGATCTGCGAGGTCATCTTTGCGTCAAGCATCACCTCGTCATAGAGGACCTGCAACAGGTGCTGCCGCGGTTCTATCGCCCTGGTGGCCTCAAGGCGTGCGCTCTTCCAGTCGGCGATGTCACGCCGTACTATCGGCTCCTGCCTCTTTATCACTTTCGCGATGATTCTCTCATCCTTGGGGTTTAACTTCTTGCCGTCGCCCCTGGCGGCGAGTCTCTGGAATATGTTAGGTCTGCTCATACGTCGTGGTTGAATTTTCTGTTTGAACCCATTCTTATCTTGGTCGCGATCTCTCCGTCGCTGCCCCTCCTTGCCGGGAGGTCGGGCGTCACGGTGCCCTCGGCGACCTTTGCCATGAACTGGATGACGCGGTCGTAGCGGTCGCGCCACACGTCGTAGAGTGTCTCGGCGTTGGAGAGCTTCAGGATGTTCCACACCGCCACCACCTTGGTGTTCTCAAGGATGAGGGCGTTGCGGTCCGCGCCTGTGGCCGAGAATATGGCGGCGGTGTCGTAGGATGAGAGGTAGGACTTCATCTCGCTGATGGCGGCTGCGATGGCCTGTTCGGAAATCGTCGCGTCGCTCTGTGTTATGTTGTTGATGACGTGACCGTATAGGTTGTTTTTCAGTTCGTTAGATGTTAGAAACATGATCAGTATCTCCATGATTTGCGGCTTCCGACGACATACTTGGAGTCGGACAGCCTTGTTCTGTTGCTTAATATCCATATCGCGCCTTCCAAGGCGTCGGGCGCGTCGTCGTGGACCTTGCTCCCTTTCTCGAAAAGGAGCAGCTGTTCCTCGAGGACCTCGAAGCCCTGCGAGCCTCTCTCGTCCTCGTTGAATATCACCTCGCCGCGCTGGAACAGCGGCTGCATGTTCTCGATGCGGGCGAACTTGTCGGGTTTCTTGCGTGCGTCGCCGGTGATAGGTATCTGCACCCCTACCTCGCCGCCTATCTTCTTGAACTCGTCCATGAGCAGGTCCTGGATGAAGTTGCTCTCCATGTAATAGCGTACTGGGTTGTCGCCCACGTAGTCCCTTATGGAGTAGTGCCAGCCGACCATTTCCGACACTTTCGTCTGGTCGGCGAAAGCCTTCAGCACGTGGAATTCACCTGACGGGGTAACGCCGACAAGCATCGTCGCCTTGTAGTCGTTGGTGCTTGAGGACTTGAAGGACGGGTCGGTGTACGCCACGATGGACCTGTATTTCCGCAAAGGGAGCATCTTTCCGTAGCGGATGTATTTCTTCTCGAAGACAGTGCCCTCGTTGACGGGGTTGTTCATGTACTCCTTCTGGAACCTGCGCTCGCCGATGTCGCTCCTTATCTTCTCGACCTCGGCTTTCGTGAAATTCTCTTTCCATGTCGGGACTCCTTTCCTGTCGAGGATGTTGATGACGGTGTGGTGGAATCCGGGACGTCCGGCTATCTCTCCGAGGACTGACTTCTTTCCGATCCTGTTACCGACCAGCACGAAACGTCCGCGTCCCGCGTCCATCGTTCCGTACAGTGCGGTGAGGCACCAGTCGGCCACCTTGTTGACGCGGTTGGGGTTCATGCACATCTCGTCGTCGTCGATGTCGTCGATGACGATGTAGTTGACACGCCTCCCGGACTTCTTGAGGCCACGCGGTGACTGTCCGCGTCCGAGCGCGAAGAAGATTGAGCCGTCGGAGGTCGAGAACTTGCCGTCGGTCCAGATGCCGTCACCCTTTCCGATGCCGTAGTCGGCGGCATAAAGCTCGTTTGACATCAGTTCGGCCTGGAGGTCGGAAAGCAGCTGCTTGGCCGAGTCCTGCGACTTTGAGATCAGCACCATCACCAACGGTTCGTGTTTTTCCTGGCACAGCAGCCACATCGGCTCTATCATCGAGATATGTGTTGACTTGGCGTGTCCACGCGCCCACTCGAAGACGCCGCGGAAACGGCTGTCCTTCAGCACATGGTCAGCCGCGTCAACCTGGAACTTCGCCGTCGGCTTGGATGCGAGGTGCGGGAAATATGTCGAGACGAAATAGGCGTAGTCGGTGCGTGCCTTGGCCTTGCGCCTTTCCTGCTCGGCTTCGTCGCCGACAGGCAGCCCCGACGTGGCGTTCTGGATGCGTGCGCACAGGGCAGCCCATTCCGCCTCCTGCTGTTTCAGTCTGTTGGCCTTCGGCATAGGTTACTCCCCCTTCGTGGTCTTGATGTAGTTGATGTACTCCTGGTGGTAGTAGTTGATTGTGGCGAGGAGCTTCGGCGTGAGGTTCTTGTCGGTCTTGGAGCGGACGATGAGCCACTGGTCGAGCAGCGTGAGGACGTCGATGACCTTGGATTTAGTGACGGTGTTGGCGACGCGCTCGCAGCTCGCCATCATCTTCACCACGTTGTCGGAGCACTTGGTGATGGTCTCGATGTTGTAGTCACCCTTGTTGATTTCGTCAATGATGGCGTCGGTCATCTTCTTTGCGGCGAGCATCATGCTGTTGGCGAGTTCGACGCTTGAGGTCTTCTCGTCGCTGAGTCTCTCCTCCCAGTGTCCGGCGGTGACCCATCTTGAGAGTGTCGTGGCTGACACCCCAAGTTCCCTTGCGATGTCGGCCTGTGCCTCGCCGTTCATAAACAGGCGGTAGGCCATTGCCTTTTTTTCGGTTGTCTCTTTCTTTGTCATGACTTTGAGTTTGAAAAACTGCGCAAAATTGCGCCAATTCGTGCGCGTATGAAAATAATGTGAACATTTTGTACAAACTTTTTGCAGGTCATGCGATTACGCCCGAATTTTGCACCCTGAAACCACGGAGGAGTGGTTCACCACGAATAACACGAATCAAACGAATTGGAGATTTGGAAATGAAAAGATTGATACTGTCGGATGAAAGTTTGAACTCATACGGATTCTGGGTGAAGACCTCTGGCATCGGCCAGACGCGCTTCCTGAAGAACCCGGTGATGCTGTTCAACCACCACCGCACCACAAAAGGCAAGAAAGACGAGATACTGCCGATCGGCAGATGGGAAGACCTCAGAATTGAAAACGGCGTCCTGACAGGCGTGCCCGTGTTCGATGAGAAGGACGAGTTCGCGATGAGGATTAAGAATAAGGTGGAGGGCGGATTCCTCTCCGGCTGCTCGATAGGCATCACGGTCAGGGAATGGAGCGAGAAGCCTGAAGACCTCAAGCCGGGGCAGCAATATCCCACGGTGGTCGCCTGTGAGCTGATGGAGGTGTCGGTCGTTGACATCCCGTCAAACCCCAACTCGGCCGGCGGAGTGGTGCTTTTTGACAGTGACGAAAACGTGATAACACTCGCCGACGGCAGACTGCCCGACGGCATTATCAATAAACTTAACGCAACACAAATGAACAAAGATTTAGCTTTGAAACTCGGCCTGCCGGAAACGGCGACCGTGGAAGAATGCTGTGCCGCCATTGATAGGCTCAAGGCGAAAGACACAGAAATCCAGACACTGAAGTCGGAAAAGTCAAATCTCGAAAACGAAGTCAGAACGCTCAAGGCCGAGAAAACGGACGCGAAGAAGGCCGAGGCCGTGAAGCTCGTCGATGAAGCCGTCAAGGACGGACGTATCGACGCGAAGGCGAAGGAACGTTTTGAAAGACTCTTCGAGAGTGACTTCGACAACGCGAAGGCCATCCTTGAATCAATCCCGAAACGCACCCCCATGGGCGGCGCTGTCGTGCCTGAGGGCAGCGGCAAGTTCGAGAAGATGTCATGGGACGAGCTTGACAGAAAAGAGCTTCTCGCGGAGCTGAAGGTGAAAGACCCGGCTCTGTTCCAGAAGAAATACGAAGAGAAATTCCACAAACAAAACTAAAGCACATGGCACTACAGAAAGAAATCTGGATCAGCGATCTGATTGAGAACCTTTTCGCTGACAACACATTCGCAGGCCGTTCAGTGAACCACTCCGGTTTCGTGAGCGACAGAACCGTCCACGTCCCTAACGCCGGCGGCAAACCCAACGTCGTGAAGAACAGAAAGACCCTCCCCGCGCAGATCTCCGAGCGTGAGGATGTCGATCTCCACTACGACATCGACGTTTACACAACCGACCCGATCACCATCCAACACGCCGAGGAGGTCGAGTTGAGCTACTCAAAGAGAAACTCTGTCATCTTGAACAGCCGCAACGCCCTCCAGGAGGCAGTCCACGGAGACTTGATTTACAGCTGGGTCCCTTCAAGCCCATCCAGCGTGGCGACGAGCGGCTCAGCTGTCGAGGCGCACATCCCAAGCGCGACGGGCAACAGAAAGGCGTTCACCAAGGCGGACGTGCTTGCCGTCAAGTCATTGTTTGACAAACAGGACATCCCGCAGATGGGACGCTGCATCCTCGTTGACGCAGAAATGTACAACCAGCTTCTCGGATCATTGACCGAATCACAGGCCAACGCATTCATGGCTTCAGCCGACGCACAGCGCGGCACTATCGGAAACCTCTACGGCTTCGACTTCTACATGCGCTCGAAGGTCGCCAAGACAACATCCGGCGGAACTCTCAAGGCATGGGGCTCATCAGCCGCCGCAACTGACTCAGCCGCCGGCATCGCATGGCAGGATGGCTGCGTGTCACGCGCACTCGGCTCGACGGAACTCTTCGACAACCAAGGCAACGCATTGGTCTATGGTGACATCATCTCGGCTGCGGTACGCGCAGGCGGTCACTACATGCGCAACGACAAGAAAGGCGTGTGCCTGATTTACCAGGCTACGGCATAGTTGAACCCAAAAACAGACAAGACATGTTCATAAGAAAAGACAACAATTCAAGCTACATCTTTGAAGCACCGAACATCCCGGACGACACATCCAAGAAGGTCTCCGTGAAGTTCCCGACATCGGAGAAGGTGACACCGACAATCACCTCAAACAAGGCGTCTGTCGATGTCAACCGTCAGGAGACAATCATCGACCTCGGGTCTGTCACAGCCGCACAGGAACTCACGCTCGTCCCTGCTGCCGCCAACCTCAATGTCGGCGCGAGGGTCATCGTGAGCTGGACATCAGACTCGACGGCACGCGCCGTCACCGTGAAGGTGGGCACTGACACAGTGGCGACACTGTCAGGCACACAGAGCGCAAAAGCCAACAAACAACTCGTGTGGGACGGCTCAGGCTTCCTCGCACTCTAAACATACATCCATGAAGACAAGCGACAGGGGCATCGAGATGATCAAGGGCTTTGAGGGCCTATGCCTGGAGGCGTACAGGTGCGCCGCCGGGGTGTGGACGATAGGCTACGGACACACAGGCAACGTCGAGCCGGGCAGGAAGATAACAGAGGCACAAGCCGAGAGACTTCTTGCATTGGACTTGATGTTCCCTGAAATTGAAGTGTCGCGCTGCGGCATCCTCGGACAGAACCAGTTTGATGCCCTTGTGTCGTTCGTCTTCAATGTGGGTCTTGGTGCGTTCAGGTCTTCCACACTGAAGAAAATGGTGGCGGCGAACCCCGACGACCCGAATATCAGAAACGAAATAATGAAATGGAAGTACGCTACAGTCAACGGACGCAAGGTGGTCTTGCCAAGTCTGCAAAGCCGCCGCACCAAGGAGGCTGGACTGTATTTCACAAAATAACGGCGCTATGGACAAATTCGATTTCATAAAGGACATGGTACTTGCAGTGACGGCGCTGCTCGGTATGTGCGGCTGGTTCACCAGCGGGCGCAAGCACCGCCGCGAGACCGAGTCCATTGAGGCTGACAACAAGCAGAAGGAAATGGAACTCGCTAAGACCTACGTCAACGAGTTCAAGGAAAGCATAGCGAAACCTTTGCAAACCGAAATGGGAGGGCTTAAACGTGAGGTCACGAAATTACGC